CAGAATCTGCGCATGCCCATACGCAAAATCTGCGCATCCATAACCTTGGAAATAATAACCTTGGAAATATAACCAGTAATAATACGGCCATTTTTGATGATTTATGGAAGATCTATCCAAAGAAGGTCGGCAAGGGCCAAGCTCGCAAAGCATTCAACGCAGCACTGCGCAAGGTAGACTATGACAAGATCCATGCAGCGCTGATCGATTACGTCAAAGCATCTACCGGCAAGGACAAGAAATATCTGCCGCATCTCTCAACATGGCTAAACGGTGAGCGATGGGATGACGAGCTGCAAGAACAATCTTTGCAAGACATGACCAGCGAGCAGCAAATGCAAGCAATACTCGGAAGCAGCGAGCCTTCAATAAATCAATCGCTCCTGGCAAAGTATGATAGAAAGCTGATCCAATGAAATATCAGGACAGAACACGCACCATCGGCGCATGGCTCCAAGAAGAACTCAAGCGCTACGATGTACCAGCAAACCACACGCCAGAACGAGCAAGGCAAGAAATGGACGCAATGGTTGAAGACATCAACTCCGAAATACCCAGCGATGTCCAGCAATCCAGCCTAGATCATATTCTCAGCAAGATGTCGCAAGACATCCGAAAAAACACCCGCAGCCGATCATGGCCCACAATCTACACGCTCACCAAAGCCGCGCAGAAGTGCAGCGAAACACAAGCAACAGCAATCACAGGGCCAAGACAGCCGCATATCTTCGACAGCGACAGCATCGCAGCCAGCCGCATAAATGCCGGTGAACCAGTAGCAGAAAGCTACATCAACGGATCAGGCGCAACCAGGCTAATCGATAAGAAGCTGATAAAACCAGAGCAACTAGAGCCATACAAAAACTATCTCAAGGAAGGGATGAAGATGTATGCAACGCCAGAGCCGGTGAAGTACACCGAGCACGATCCAGAACCGGAACTGATGGAGAACCCGTACTGATGAGACCAAAGCAGCTCAAAGCCAAAGACCTAAGAGCGTTTGCAGTCGTGCCAATCAGGGCGTTAAAAGATCCACGCATAACGCCGTCAGCATTCAGAGTGCTCGCGGCGTTTTGTTCCTACGCCGATCACATGGGAAGAACATTCGTAAGCCAAACAAGGATAGGACAAGACATAGGGCTGTCACAGTCAGGTGTAAGCTGGCACGTAGTAAGGCTGCGCAAGTTCGGATACATAACGTTCTGTAAGCCGTTCTACAAAGACCAGAAGAGCACCAGCAACCGCATAGTTTACGATCAACAGGTCAAGTTAGAGGAAACCATACGCTCCAGGCTAACGCCTAAACAGCAAATCCAATTAGGTGAAGCTGAGGCAATGCTAAAACAGGAAGGTAACATGCGCCTAACTGGTATTAACACGGCAGTCGAACTGGACCTATCTAAGCTAGTGGATGAATTTCAGTGTTTGACGACAGAGTTTTTCACACGGGCAATAGCTGACGGCTGGGTAATCAAGCCGGAGAAGCTCAGACGCGGCGCAGCAATGCTGGCAAACCAAGCAATAGAGCTGCTGAGCGAGCCGTACAGCGACGAAAGGGCAGCTTGATGACCATACCTAGCCTGATGACATCTAACGGCACTGAGCGAGCAGGATATGCAAAGTCGCATAATACACATTATGTTAAATAAATCTGCACAGCCACCGGCATACGTTTCCAGACTGGCCTGGCAAAACATCGAGGCCCCGTCAGCAGGCAATTGCTCGGATTTGCAGCAATCGACCCCTTGCCCCCCGCCCCCGCCTGCTATGGCTGCATATCCCCACGAAACTATTTTCCAAAAAACCATGAGGTCGTCTAATGCCCCGCAAGTTTAAGTCTGTTGCCAAGGATCGCAAGTCAGGCATTCCTAAGAAGTACGTTAGTGGATCTGGTGATGCGGAAGGTACGCGCAAGGAAATATTGAGAACACGAGCGTTATATCGTATGGGTAAGTTGACTGGTTCTGATATGGACCGGATTTCTAGGGAAAGGTCTAAGCGATGAAGTTACCTGCTAATTATGTTAAGGCTGTTGGTGGTCGGGTGAAGGCTGAGAAGATTTATAAGCGTGGGCTGGGTGCTTATTACAGCTCTGGTTCACGTCCGAAGGTTTCTGCGCATCAGTGGGCGATGGGTAGATTGAAGAGTGCTGCTACTGGCAAGGGTGGTGCTCGTAAGGCTGATGCTGATATATTGAAAGGATAGTGCTATGCCTAAAGGAAAAGGAACGTATGGAACGAAGGTTGGTAGACCTCCCAAGCAAAAACCTAGCGGAAAGAAAAAATAATGGCTGAAAATATTTCTGATATAAAGGCGAAGCTTTTGTCTGTTGAGAGGCAGTTTAGCAAGGGCTATGGTGTTTATTCATTGGATCCAGACGAAAAGGGTCAGTATGGCGCATTTTTGCGTAAGTATAACTTAAAGCCGACAATGGAAGCTCTTAATCGTGTTAGCTCGGTCAAAGCATCTTTAAGCAAGGATTCTTCACGGCAAGAAATTCAAGCTGCTCAAGGCTTAATAAAAAAATGGCATGCCCCCTTATCGGAATTAGACAAAATGAAAGAGCGTGATAAAAAAACACTTAAACGTGCTGCGACTAGGCGTATGGGAAGGAAGTGATTACTTGGCACGTTTATCCTGATGGATTACGGGTATGGCGTGATGGTGAGTTAGTTGCTGTAATAGGGCATGATTTGTTTCCCCAGCTTATTGAGCAGTTGGCGAGGGGTTTGCTGGATAAGTCTCGTAGCAATATCACTGATATGCATTCATAGGTATTGTAATATCACTTGTGTAATGTTATCGCTTATCTACAATGTTGGAGAGCGATGTTATGATAAAATCATGTGAGTATGACCAGACTGAGATATTGAGCGGCATTATGCAGCTTTGTGGTATTGAGCGCTTTGACGCTGATATTACCTATGGCAATGGGATGTTTTACAAGCATCTTCCTCAGCCAGAGCTAAAGTTTGATATAGATCCTCAGCTTGATGGGGTTATTGAGGCTAGTAGCGATAGCCTTCCTGTGGATGATGCGTCCTTGCGGTCTTTGGTGTTTGACCCGCCGTTTATGACTTATGTGAGGGCTGGCAGATCTGGTAATGGCAACATGGTCATGGCCAAGAGGTTTGGCGGTTACTGGCGTTATGATGAGCTTGAGGATCACTACAAGTCCACGCTTAGAGAGTGTGGCAGGGCTCTAGGAAAGAAAGGCATTATGGTGTTTAAGTGTCAGGACATTGTTCACAATCATCGCCTTCATCCTACGCATATATTTATTACTGAGTGGATGCGTGAATGGTTCCGTTTGAAGGATTTGTTTGTGCTTGCCGCTAAGAGCCGCATGCCAATACCTCAAAAGCAGGGTGAGCGTAAGAAGGTTCAGAAGCATGCGCGTATCCATCATTCGTATTTTATGGTACTGGAGAGATTGTAACTTGTGGTATTGCTTTATTTGTAATATCGTTATTGAACTTGCAACGCTGTATAGGAGGAAATAATGTCTAAGCGTTTTAGTGTTGTGCAAGCCAAGGAAGTGCCTGGTCGGGATAAGCCGGTTTGGTTACGTCATGGGATTGCTTTTCAGAATGACAAGGGTATCAGCATTAAGTTGGAGGGATTGCCGCTTCCGAATAAGGAGGGTGAGGTCTGGTTGAAGCTGTTTGAAGATGATGGCTCACGTTCTCAGCAACCTTCTCGTGCCGATACGGATACGGGCGGTGATAGTATTCCGTTCTGAGGAGGGGCGTTATGAAAAAAGAGACTAACTACTACGATGAAGAAACTCTTGAGATTGCCAAAAGGCTGAAAGGCTATGTAGCATATCGCCCGAACATTATGATGGAGTTGGACGAGGGCACGGATAATCATCAAATTTATGTCGCTAGTTCATACCATTCGGCAAATAATGAGAGGTGTGCAAATTGCAAGTTTTATGAGCGTTACACTTATGACTGCGCGAATCATGACAATTTCAACTGGGAGGCTACAGAGGAAATAACGCACGGAAAATGCCTTCGTTACCCGCCACAATTCCAGAATCATGGTGAGCAGGGTTTTCAGCCAACCGTTGAAAATATCATGTGGTGTGGTGAGTATGTTCGCGCTCCTGATAATATCTATATCAATGGCGCTCATGGTATTCCAGCTTCATTGTTGAAGGATGAAGATGAGCAGAAAAAAAGAGGATAAGATAAAACCTATCCCGCCGGTTGGTCGGTTTGGCGGTGCGCGTTTGTTGCAGCGTCGAATTGGCCGCTCGGAGACATTAGCTCAGAATAAAGAGGCTGTGGCTACTGAGCTGATAGCAATGGGTACGGCTCGTATTACTGACATCATTGATCTGCACAGTGGCCAGGTAAAGCCTTTGGAGGATATTCCTGATGAGGCTTTGGCTTCGATCAAGAAGGTGACTGTTGGCCAGCATGGCACGACGATAGAAATGTTTGACAAGGTAAGTGTTCTGCGCGTGTTGGCTAAGGCTAGTGGCTTGCTCGATGTGGAAAAGAATGTGGACAAGCCTTCGATTGTTGGGATCAACATGAAGGGGCCAGACATTACCACAACGTATGAGGCAGATGATGACGACAGATATTAAGAATGATCTACTCAGGGCTTGTAACTATTATGAAAATTTTGGGGCCAGAGAGACTGCGGATGAAGCAAAGAGCTGTGCTATGGTGTTTTCTCCGCGACGAATAGATCAAGTATTTTGTTGCCCTGAGTGCAAATGGGCATTTCACGCAAAAACAAGAACCAAGACCTATAAGCGACAACCTGTGCATAAGAGTTTAAAAAACCGCATTCAGGATTTAGAAGCTTGCTTGGAAGAGATCGAGCGAGTTGCTCTGGTGAGCGAGGGTGTTGAGTGGTATGCAATGATGGCTCGTAAGGGATTGGACGCTGAATATGACTGATCTTCCCAGCATGAACTTGGATTTTTCCAAGTCTGCAACGGTTTGGAAGTTTCTACACGATAAATCTTTTGTTCGCGGTCTGATGGGGCCGGTTGGATCTGGCAAGTCATACGGCTGCGCTGCTGAAATAATGCTCAAGGCTGTTCAGCAAAAGCCCTCGCCGCGTGATGGCATTCGGTATTCTCGGTTTGTAATCGTGCGCAACACCTATCCAGAGCTAAGAACAACAACGATTAAGACCTGGCAAGAGTTATTCCCAGAGGATGTATGGGGTGCAATGCGCTGGCAACCGCCTATCACGCATCATCTAAAGCTGCCTTCGAGGGAAGGTGCGCCTGGTATAGACTGCGAAGTTATCTTCATGGCTCTTTCTACCCCGCAAGATGTAAGGAAGCTGCTGTCGCTGGAGCTAACAGGGGCATGGGTAAACGAGGCCCGCGAGCTGCCGAAGGCTGTGATCGACGGGCTGACGCACCGTGTTGGCCGTTATCCTACTCAGTCTGACGGTGGCGCGTCCTGGTATGGCATTATCATGGACACTAACCCGCCTGACGCCGATCACTGGTGGCATGAGCTGGCAGAGAAGAATCCTATTGGCGGTCGGTTTCCGTGGAAGTTCTACCGGCAACCTGGCGGTGTGCTGGAGGTAAGCGCTAAGGATCTACCAGAAAACCCAGAGGCCAATGGGTTTGTGTTCTCTGGTGCTAAGTGGTGGATGGTTAATCCCTCTGCTGAAAACAAGGTTCATCTGCCTAGCGGGTACTATGAGCAGCTTCTCGGCGGTAAGAATGCTGATTGGATTAGGTGCTATGCTGAGGGCAAGTACACGTTTGTACAAGAAGGGCGTCCGGTATGGCCTGAGTACGATGATGATATGATGTCAGGTGATGTCACTTATGACCCACAATATCCCTTGCAGATCGGCGTTGACTTTGGTTTGACGCCAGCCGCTATCTTCGGGCAGCGTACATCTGGTGGTGCCTGGAAGGTTCTGGATGAGCTTGTGACGTTTGACATGGGGCTTGAGAGGTTTGGACAAGAGCTACTGGCTAAGATCGCTGCGAGCTTCAATAAGGCTGAGGTGGTAATCTGGGGCGATCCCGCCGGTAACAAGCGCGATGAGATCTATGAGGTGACTGCCTTCGATCACTTGCGCTCGATTGGTTTCAAAGCATCTCCGACCGATAGTAACGCCTTTAACGTGCGCCGTGAGGCCGCTGCTGCGCCTATGAACCGGCTGGTGGGTGGTAAGCCTGGGCTAATGATAAACAAGAAGTGTTTGCGGGTGCGAAAGTCTTTGGCTGGTGGTTATTTTTTCAAGCGTCAATCTCTCGGTGCTGGCCAGGAGCGGTTCAAGGACATGCCGGTAAAGAATGAGCATTCTCACTGCGGGGATGCGTTTGGCTATTTAATGCTGGGTGGTGGTGAGCAGCGTCGATTGCGGCGCGGTAACTACGGCAACAGCTTTGCCGGTGGTCAGACGTTTAATGCCGCAACAGACTTCGAGATCTTCTAATGGGATTAATACAGCTTCCAGAGTTCCGCATGAGCCAAGATGAGCAGATTGTTCCTCTGCGCTACGAGCATCTGGCCAGAATGCGTATGGCAGAAGATAGCAAAGAATACATGGAGTATATTCCAAACTATATAGATTATATTTGGGATAATTCTGAGGATGGCTGGAGCTGGGCGGGTATTGGTCGCGGCAAGGTTGTTACAGTTTTTGGTATTCGGCATATTTGGCATGGCCTGGCAGAGATGTGGATGGTGCCAGGCGAGGGTCTTTCCAAACATGCGATATCACTTGTGCGGGGGGCGAGGGCCGTAACCGATATCGCTTTGCAAGATTATGGGGTTAGAAGGCTACAAATCTGTGTAAAAGTAGAAAATGATAGCGCATTTAGGTTTGCCAAAGCACTGCATTTTGAGGTAGAAAGTGTTATGAGAAAGTTTGGCCCAGAGGGGGCTGACTACTGCATGATGACGAGGTTTTGACATGGCGGGATTATTTGGTGGTCGCAAAAAGCGTGGCCCTACTCAGGCAGAAAAAGATGCTGAAGCGGCTCGCGCAAGAGCAGAGCAAAGAGCTGAGGCTGAAGAGCGCACTGAAATGCAAGGCGCTCAGTCTCGTCGCAGATTGCGCCGCACCGGTGGCATGAGGCTTCTGTTCTCTCCAGCTCGTCGTGAAGGGCCAGGCGATATACCGCAGCAAACAAAACTTGGCGGCGGTCAATAATGAAGCGGCCAAAGAAAAGGCCAAGTGCCATTCAGAGAACTCTCGGCAGCATTAAGAGTCAGTTTCTTAGTGATGTTAAGGGTTTTGCCGCTGGGCTTAAAGATCCTCTTAATTATAAAGATCCATCACCCGAAAGAACCGCTAAGTCTAAAAAGGCATTAGAGGATTTGCGTAAAAACAATAAGCGCCCGTCTAAAAAAGATCCTGTTGCTGATGCTGCTGCCGCTAGAATTGCCAAGACCAAAGAAGAGGGTCGCAAGCGCAGAATAAAGTTTGAAAAGAAACAGGGCGAGAAGGCTAAAAAGAAAAGAGCATTGCTGCTCAATATTCAGAAGGCAACAACATGACACAGATTAAATCAGATCCACGAGTCCATAATCGCGCTAAACCAGCTCAGGAAAAGCCTAAAGAGGTAAAGGTTGCCGCTAAGGAAGCTGCTCCTAAGCGCAAAGCTGCTAAACCTAAGGAGTAAGCAGGGATTATGGTAGCGAAGATTTATCAGAATCCTGAAGGTGGTTTAAACCGCAGGGGTCGTGAGTACTTCAAGCGCACGGAAGGCTCTAATTTAAGGCCTCCTGTTAAGAAAACGCCTCCCAAAGATAGCAAGGATTTTGGTCGCAAGGTTGCATTTGCTGCTCGTTTTGCTGGCATGAAAGGCCCAATGAAAGATGAAAAGGGCAGGCCCACTAGAAAGGCTTTGGCTCTCAAGGCGTGGGGATTTGGCTCTGTTGAGGCAGCTCGTAACTTTGCCCAACGGAATAAAAAAGGATAAGTAAATGGCTCGGCTGAATGTAAAAGATATTATTGAACGTGAAGCCAAAGCTCAGGCTCGCAAGGATGAGTGGCGTTCTATCTATGAAGATTGCTATGAGTTCGCTCTTCCGCAACGAAACCTATACTCAGGCTATTATGAAGGCGGTGTGCCAGGCAAAGGTAAGATGGCGAGGGTCTTTGACTCCACAGCCATTCACGCCACTCAGCGCTTTGCTAATCGCATCCAGGCTGGATTGTTTCCCCCGCAAAAGGAATGGTGTCGCCTAGAGGCTGGCACTGGCATTCCACAACAACAACAGCCACAGGCTCAGGCAGCGCTCGATGCTTATACAACCCGTATGTTTGAAATCATGCGGCAGACGAACTTTGATCTGGCTATGGGCGAGTTCTTGCTGGATCTTTGCGTAGGTACTGCCGTGATGATGGTGACGCCTGGTGATGAGGTTACGCCTATCCGCTTCACGCCTATTCCTCAGTATCTTGTTGCCATAGAGGAAGGTACATTCGGAAACGTCGATAATGTTTACCGCAAACTCCGAATGAAAGCCGAAGCGATACCACAAGAGTTTCCTGACGCGGAAATGACCAGCGAACTAGCTCAGGCAATAGAGCAATCGCCATCTAAAGAGATAGATCTAATGGATGCGGTTATCTATGATTATGAGCGAGCCGTTTATTGTTATCACGTTATCTGGCCAGGCAAGAAGCAAGAGCTTGTCTACCGAACAATGAAGTCATCTCCGTTTATTGTTGCTCGATATATGAAGGTGGCTGGTGAGATATATGGCCGTGGCCCATTGGTTACAGCCATTTCTGACATTAAAACGCTTAACAAAACTGTTGAGCTGGTTCTCAAGAATGCTTCTCTGGCAATCGCTGGTGTATATACGGCGGCAGATGATGGAGTTCTCAATCCTCAGAACATTAAGATACAGCCTGGCGCGGTTATCGGTGTCGCTCGTAACGGTGGCCCCCAGGGTGCGTCACTGGCTCCTCTCCCTAGAGCCGGTGACTTTAACGTAAGCCAGATCGTAATGAATGATCTGCGTATGAACGTGAAGAAGATCCTGATGGATGACACGTTGCCGCCTGACAATATGTCTGCTCGATCAGCAACAGAGATTGCAGAGAGATCTCGTGAGCTTGCGACTAATCTAGGATCTGCCTTTGGCCGATTGATAGATGAGACAATGGTTCCAATTGTATCGCGCATTCTGTTTATCATGGATCAGCAGGGCTTCATCGACCTACCGCTGAAAGTGAACGGTGTTGAGGTTAAGGTTACGCCGGTAGCTCCTTTGGCCCAGGCTCAGAAGCTACAAGAGGTAAACGATATTGTGCAGTTTATGCAGATCGCCAATGCTCTCGGCCCACAGGGTCAAGCAGCTCTGTCTATCCCGCGCATAACACAATTCATCGCAAGCAAGATGAACATAAACCAAGAACTGCTTACCACACCAGAAGAGCAGCAAATGATGATGGAACAGATGCAGCAAGCAATGATGGCAGAACAAGGCCCACCCGCTGCAACTGATGGAGGGGCCACAATGGAGGCAATGCAATGAGTTCACCCGAAGGCTGGGAAGGATTAACCCAGGCTGTCAGTGAAGCGCCAAGAGCCGAAGATATAGACATTCTATATGGCAAGGTTTTCAAAAGTTCTGAAGGGCAGAAGGTTCTAAGCCATTTGCGTAGCGTTACGATTGAGCAACCAACTTGGCACCCTGGAGAAGATGCGAGCTTTGGTTATGCTAGAACAGGAATGGCAGAGATCGTTCGCATGATTGAGAAAAAAATAGAAAGGTCAAACAATGGCTGAGGAAGCGGCAGCAGTAGAAGCGGATGCAGATGCACCGTTGATTAACGTGGTAGAACCAGAGGCTCCCCAAGAGGATGCGCCTATTCCGGTTCACGAACAGCCACAGGAAGAGATGCAAGCATCTGAAGATGATGATGGGCCGCTAGAGCGCCCTGACTATTACCCTGCAAAGTTTTGGGATGAGGATGGCCCTGATGTTGAAAAGCTGGCGAAAAGTTACGCAGAGCTGGAAAAGAAGTTTAAGTCGGGCAAGCATAAAGCACCGGAGCAGTATGATATATCTTCACTTGCGGATCAGGGTTTGGACTCTGACGATCCGACTGTCGCCGTATATCAGGATTGGGCTAAGGAAAACGGGATTAGCCAGGATGCATTCGAGGATCTGGCCGGTCGTGTCTTATCGATGTCAAAAGATGAGCAAGAAAGCATTGAATACGATCAACGCGCTGAAATGGAGAAGCTAGGCTCTAACGCCTCTGAGAAGATCCAAATGACAGAGCGCATCTTGCAAAAGGCACCTTTGAATAACTCTGAGCGTGAAGCGATAGCGTATTCTCTGAACAATGCTGACTCGATCAATGCGTTTTTAAAGTATCACCAGGCCATTACGAATGAGAACATTCCGATCAAGCCGGTAGTTGAGCAGCAAGAGTTTACTAAAGAAGATCTTAATGTTGCTATTGCAGATCCGCGTTGGAAAACTGATGCCGCCTGGCGCACCAAAATAGAACGTCAATGGTTCCAATCACAGCAAAGAGCCTAAACTCTTGCAATAAGTATCGCTTGCGTGTATTTTAGCTTTAACGGCTAACCGCGCACCGGCCCGTTGGATGTAGTATTCTACTGGCTGGCGCGGCCATAACGCGCAAGCGACCGCCCGACCCTCGGATAACGGAAGCGTTTTGTTGAAACCCAATAGGAGGTATCTGCAATGGCGCAGAACGTCACAACGGCGTTTGTTGATCTTTTCGACTCTGAGGTCAAACAAGCGTATCAAGCCGAATCGCTGCTTCGCGGCACGATGCGGACACGCACCGGAGTAGCCGGTAATACTGTAAAGTTTCCCACAATCGGAAAAGGTGTTGCTACACTTCGCGTTCCACAAACTGATGTCACACCACTAAACGTGACTTATGGTCGAGTAACTGCAACGATGGAAGATTACATCGCGGCAGAATATTCAGACATCTTCCAGCAATCGCACATCAACTTTGATGAGCGCTCTGAGTTGGTTCAAGTCGTATCTAAATCTATCGCTCGCCGTATGGATCAGATTATGATTGATGCTCTGAACGCGGCCACTGGTACATCTACAGTTGCAACAACTGTGGGCGGTGCTGGCACCAACATGAACATTGAAAAGCTACGCGCTACAGCTAAAGCACTGAATGAGAAGAACGTACCTTCAGAAAATCGTAGGTTGCTCATGCATGCTTCTCAGCTTGACGCATTGCTTGGTGAAACTGAAATCACTAGCCAAGACTTTGCTGCTGTAAAGGCTCTTGTGCAAGGTGAGATCAACACGTTCATGGGCTTCACCATTTTGACTATGGGTGATCGTGATGAGGGTGGTATTCCTAAGCCTTCTACTCGCACCTGTTTTGCTTGGCACCAGGATTCAATGGGCTACGCTGAGTCAATGTCGCAGAAAACCGAAGTAAATTACGTTCCAGAAAAAACGTCATTCTTGGTTAGCTCGATGTTCTCTGCCGGTTCTGTTGCAATCGACGGTGAAGGCATTGTCAAAATTTCTTGCACCGAATAATTAGGAGATTAGACAATGGCATTCGCATCTGCAAATTGGGCAACAGTTGGCGCTTCTAAAAGCGGCAATGCTCCAGCAATTTATAGCTATAAGTCATCTGGTGACAACAAAGCTGCTATTGCTGGTTCTGGTTACTTCAATACCGTTCAAGCTCTTATCACTACTGGTGATTGGATCTATACATACGGTAGCGATGGTGGTCAGACCCTTGTTGCTACAAATACATCTGGCGTTATTACAACGGCAGTTATCTAAAGGTTGGGGGGCTTCGGCTCCCCTTCCCCACTAACAGGAGGGCAATATGGCCGCTGGTGATACTTCACTCTCAATCTGCTCAGATGCTCTAATCCTGTTGGGTGCCGCGCCCATTTCTTCGTTTACAGAAGGAAGCGATGCGGCCCAGGCTTGCGATAGATTATACCCAGATCTGCGCGATACTCTTTTATCAAGCTACCTTTGGAGCTGGAGCGTTCAAAAAGAACAGCTCGCTCGATTGGCTGCCGCTCCAGTAGACGAATGGAAGTATGCTTATCAAATGCCAGGCGATATGCTTTCTGGCGTTATAGCGTTGTTTCAAAGCTCCGGCATTGGCCAGTTGCCGGTAAGATACGGCTGGGAAGTCTATCAGGATCAGGTCTATACAAACTTTGAGGAAGTCTACATTGACTACCAGGCGACAGTAGATGAAAGCAAAATGCCGCCCTACTTTATTGAGCTGCTCACCTATGCGTTAGCTTCTAAGCTATCTTTCGTTATAACAGATCAAATCTCTAAGGCTGATTACTTCAGGGCAGAGGCATATGGCACACCGGCTGATTCTGGGCGTGGTGGTAAAATGCGAGCTGCCATGAATATTGATGGACGAGGAAAGCCGCCGCAAGTTATTGAGGACTATTCTTTAATCAGTGTAAGGTACTAAAATGCGGGTAATACAGTTCCAAACCAATTTCTCGGTTGGCGAGCTTGATCCGCTTATTCGTGCTAGAACGGATCTACAGCAATATCAGAATGCCCTGGAAGAAGCTACGAATGTAATCATTCAGCCTCAAGGCGGGTTTCGTCGCCGTGATGGGCTTCAGTTCATCTATGACTTTGGGGCTACGTTTACAGATTTTAAAATCATTCCCTTTGAGTTCAGCGTAAATGACAGCTATCTTTTAGTTCTGGTCAATCAAAGGATTTATGTTTTTAAGGCTGGAGTGCTGCAAACAAACATAAATGCCTCTGGCAATGATTATATTCCGGCCACTGATATAACTGCTGCTATGCTCGATGAGATTAACTACACGCAGGCGGTTGATACGCTTATTCTCTGCCATGAGGATCTACAAACCAAACGCCTGGTGAGAAACAGCGATACGTCTTGGACGCTAGAAAACTTGCCTCTGACAAACTTGCCTCAGTACGCTTATGCGTTTGATACGCACCAGCCTAACTTTACCATTACGCCTAGCGCCACCACTGGTAATATTACAATTACGGCCTCAGCTGCAACGACAGACACAGGAACGGCTCAGGCTGGCGGTGCTGAAACAATTACTCTTAAATCCTCATCTAGCTTTAGCTCTGACGATCAGCCAAACGGAATGTTTATTACTTTAACATCTGGTACTGGCTCAGGGCAAACGCGCCATGTTGAGGACTATGTTGCTTCCACAAAGGTTCTAACTGTTTATCCCGCCTGGACTACAGCGCCAGACAACACAACAGGATACAAGGTTGAGCCATTTGCCGCTTCTGCTGTTGGCGAATATGCTCAGGTTATTAGCACCTTTGGCCGCGCTCGGTATGTGGAGTTTGTTTCCTCTACAGAAATGAAGGCTGTTGTTGAAGTAAACTTCTTTGATACCAGTGCTGTTACAGCCGGTAACTGGGAGAGTGAGCATGGCTATGAGGATGTGTGGTCAACTACAAGGGGCTGGGCTAAGTCTGCTGCATTCCACGAAGGGCGTTTGTACTTTGGTGGATCTAAGTCCAGGCAGAATACGATCTGGGGATCTAATGTAATTAATTACTTTGACTTCAATCCTGGCACTGGTCTTGACGATGAGTCAGTTGAGGCAACGATTAACACAAACCAGCTTAACAGCATTGTTAATTTGTTCTCAGGCAATGACTTGCGAATATTCACAACGGGCGGTGAGTTCGCTGTAATACAAACAAGCGATGATCCAATTACGCCATCGAGCTTTTTTATAAGACCACAAACCAGGCTCGGATCTAAGCCTGGTGTGCCTATCGAAGATTTAAACGGCGCGTCTGTCTTTATTCAAAGGCAGGGAAAATCTCTGAATGCGTTTCAGTTTGGCGATACAACAGCATCTTATCAGGTTCAGCCTCTTTCAGCTCTTAGCTCCCACTTGCTAAAGAACCCCGTTGATCTTGCAGCTCGTCGCGCAGCATCTACAGATGAGTCAGATCGCTTGTTTGTGGTGAATGGCACAGATGGCTCGATGGCTGTTTACTCTATTCTGGTTGGCCAGAACGTGATTGCGCCTAGTAGGTTTACAACTGACGGTGAGTTTATTGCTGTTGGTGTGGAAATTTCAGACGTTTATACAATCGTTAAAGCTCCTGTTATGGATTGGAATACAACCAATGGGCTTGCTGCAGCAATAAACGAAATCGCTGCCGGTACAAAGGACGCATCTGACGGTGGTGTATATGCTTGGTTGCTGGAGACTGTTGACTCCTACCCAAGAGCAGATCTCGGTAAGAACGGCGCTGTCGGAACTTTGGATGCTGGGTTTTGGGAATCATATGGCAACGGCACATCTACAATAACCATTAATGCAAATGGTGACGTTACTTTGATTAGAATTGTTTATGGGCCAGGCCCGACAACGATTTCTTTTACTGATGTAACAAGTAATAATTATATCTATGCCAGAATATTATTGTTTGTTGGCGCATTCTGGGATGCTCATGCTGCCGGTGATTCATGGGTAAGTAGCTATATTACAAACACTTATCATCTGCAAAAGTTTAATCCAAATCTTACTTTAGATAGATCTGTGTCCGGAGGGGCTGCTGGAGAAGTTACCAGCACTGGGCTTAGAGATAGAATTGTTAAGATTATACGCGATGGCGTGATTGATGGCACTAAGGTTGCAAGTCACGATGGCCGTGTGGACTTTGCAACGGCTTCAACTACATCCTTCGTTGCTGGGCTTGATTATACGGTGACAGCCAAAACAATGCCAGCCGAGCCGACTTTATCCTCTGGATCTGTTCAAGGGTTCAAGAAAAGGATCATCCAGGTTGATGCAATCGTCAATGGCACTCAGAATATGACAATCAACGGCAAGCAAGTTCCGTTTAGAAACCTTGGCGAGAATGTTTTAGACAAACCTGTTGATCCATTTACCGGCACTAAAACCGTTCACGGCTTGCTGGGCTATAGTGGAACCGGACAAATAACTGTAAGTCAGAATGTGCCGTTGGCAATGACCGTTCTAGGCTTAGAATATCGTTTAAGCGTGGGGAATTGATATGGCTGTTTTAGCTCCATTAGTAACCAGTGGTGGCTTTCAGCTTGCTATGGCTGGAGTTTCTGCTGCTGGATCAATAGCTGCGGGTAATGCTCAGCGCAGGCAATATGAAGAACAAGCCAGGCAAGCAGAGCTTCGCGGCAGATCTGAGGCACTTGCGTACAAGCAAAAGGGCGTTGATGCCTTGCGCAATCTCAATCAAACGCTTGCGGCTATTATTGCTCGTTCTGCTGTTGGAGCCGATCCCACATCTGGGTCTGCTGCTACCTTGCAAAAGTTTGCAACAGGTGAAGGCGTTAGAGAGTTTAATGTTGCTGCTGACAATGCAGTTATGGCTCTTGGTCAGGCAAGCACACAAGCTGGCATTTACAAACAAGCGGGGCAAGCAGCTCAGTTAAGCTCTTATGTTGGCGCTGCCGGTACGCTTGGACAGGGCGCATATAGATACGGACAATTATAGGTTAAGACATGGCTATCCTTCCCAGATATCAGCGCATCGGCTTACAGACCAGACAGCCGCAACAGATGGACTTTGCGGCTACGCGTGAGCAGGCAAGGCTTGGCCAGACCATTTCTCAGCAAGTAGATCGTATGTCAGACTTTGCCTTTAAACAGGCCGCTCAAGCAGCGGAATTGCGAGGTCAGGAGCGTGTGCGCGAAGAAGGCGCTTTGCCTACCCTACAAGCACTACAAGAGGCCGGTGGGCCTACTACAATAGCAGAACGCGCTGCATTTGATGCTGCTAATCGGATTGCTGTTATTGAGATTGAAAGCCTGGCGAAACAAGACATGCAAAATCTTGTTCGTGAAGCTGACAAAGGCAATATGTCTATGCCTGCGTTTGAGGCGTCTATGGCAGATATTCAAGATGGCTACGCTGCCTCTATGCAGGCGGTTGATCCGGTTGCTGCTGGTGTTCTGTCTGCTCGTTTAGGTGATAGTGCAATGACCTATCAGGGCAGATATTCTGATATTGCATTTAAAAAAGCTGAAGCTGCTGCAAAAGAGCGTGTAACTCAGATCGTTTCTGTTAGCTCTCAGGAAATACTTGATAGCGCAATACAGCCAGATGCAACAAGAGAAACCATCGAGGCTGCTGGTGCAAAGCTATTAGAAACTCAGTTAGAGCTTGGCGTAAAGGAAGAAAACGCTCGCAGGGTTGTTGACGCAACGCTCAAGCAAGCTGTTAGGCAAAACCGCTTATATCTGTATGATAATGCAGATGGTATCGCCGCAAAGCAGGAATTGCTGAAGGAATATGAAGAGAATCCTCTGCCTGGTTATACCTATGAGCAGAATAGATCCTTTATGATCTCGCTCGACAACAATCTAAAGTCTGAAGTTAATCGTGCGCAACAGCAATCTCTCAGTGAATTAAATAATGCTATAACCGTCCTTGGAGTTACTGGCGAAGCGCCAGAGGGCTATGAGATTGACGAGGGTGCGATTGATGACATCTTCCCACCAGAGCAAGCTGCCGCTTACAAAGAGGCATGGGCTGATGCAAATGAAGATGTTCTTAATCGTGGCGCTCTATCAAATATGTCACCGGCTCGCGCTGAAGAAATAACACAAGAACTACTTGCTGAGGTAAGCACATCCCCAGATTCCACCAAAGCTGCGAAACGTCACATTGAATGGGTGGAGGCTGTTGCCAATAGGAGTGATGCACTTAAAAAAGATTCGGGGCTTTTTTTGGCTCAGACAAATAAATCTGTTGCTGGAATGATTGAGGACATTCAACGCGTGATAGCCGATGGAGACATTGGCCTCGCAGCAGAGGGAATTTTAATGCTTAATGATATGGTTCAAATTGCATTTGATAACTTGGAAACTCCTCCAGCCCAAAGAAATATAATGCCAAAGGCTTTTGCCTCTCAAATGGTGAATATCATTCAAAACCTTGAAGCAGATATTGCGCCTGGCGTGTTTTCTGAAATTACATCTATTCTTGGAGATGTTGCGCCTAAATTTATTGAAGAACTGAGGGCGCAAGGAATGCGTCCAGAATATGTGCAATCATTGTACATAAACGATGTTAATATTCAAAAAGAACTTTTAGAAATATCTGGTCGAAATATAGAAGATATTAAGGTTAGCATGGAGCCTGCCGATATAAACGACACCAGAAGAGCAATTAACATGCTTGTTGCAGATTATCGTGAGGGCTTTATGGCTGGTGGCGGTAATATTGGCGAGCAGATATTTAATGAACAATATATGGTTATTGAAAAACTGGCTCTAACCAGGCTTAAAGACGGATATAAACCTATTGATGCTGCCGAGCATTCTGTTGCCGACATTATAAAAGAGTTCGATCAGGTGGTTCTTAACAGGCAGGGCAAATATGTAATTCCATTTGAATTTGATGCCGTGGTTATAGAGCAAAATGCGTCTATGTTTTTTAATGAGCAAGTTCTTAAAATGCTTGACTTACAGCCACTAGATTCCTCAATAGATCCTGATTTTGTTGATGAGGCCATAAGTATTGCTGCAATTTCTAGCAACGGAATGTGGCTAAACAATAGCACCGGAGACGGTCTAACTTTGCACTATTCAGTCAATGATGAATTGCTTCCCGTTCTCAGCAGGGATGGATCTGAATATGAAGTTAAATTCTCAGAAATGTCTCGAATACTTAATGAGATGTATGCGAAAACTCCAGAAGGTACGGGCGATCTTGATGAGGCGGCGGGTTATTTGAGGGAAAGCAGAAAGATAATTAGAGAGCAAACGGGTGTAGGTCGCGCGCCCCTTCAAGTCGAGATAGATGAGGCGGCTGGGTTTGCTGCTGAATCAGAAGCGTTTGCTACCGGAGCCAGGACAACAGAATGAGAGCTAGACCGCTCATAACGGAGAACAGGGTTGCTCGCTTAACTGCCGGAGATGATATTCGCGTTTCTCTGGGTCGTGCTGTGACTGAGATGGCCGGTACGCCAATGACCGGCACGTTGATTTCTCGTGCATTCCAGCAGGGTCAAGCGGCAACAACAGCACTTACTGAAGATCAGCGCGAACAGTTTGCACAAGCAGAGCGTGATCGTCGCAATCTGCAAGCCGCTATTGAGTACGACTTGGATACAACAACAGATCCAACCCAACGCGAAGAGCTGCTTTCTAAGCTCGATGGCCTATACCAGGAAAGCCAGGGCCAAAAAGATGCACTGCTTCAGCAAAGCATTGATGAAGGCAGAATGGCAGAGCCAGAAGATCTTAACGATATGTACGATGGGATTGTAACATTTACAGAGCGAACCTCTATTGAGGAAGCTAGGCTTATTGCTGAAGGTAAAAAAGAAGAGATGATGCGCAATGCTATTATCTCTCGCAGCCCAACGGGGTTTGTGCCTAGCGTTGCCAAGTTTGGTGGCGGTATGCTGGCAATGGCGACAGATCCGGTTGAAGTCGCCACAATGTTTATTCCTTTCGTTGGTCAGGCTGGAAGGGCCAGGTCGATTGCTAGATTTGGTCGTGTAGGTGGCAGAGCAAGGGTCGGAGCCATAGAGGGTACTGCCGGTGCCTTGCTCACTGAGCCACTATATTATGGCCTCTCAAGAGATCAGCAGCTTGACTACACAATGGGCGAGGCTCTGCTGAATGTTGGCGCTGGGCTGTTTCTAGGTGGAGGTATTGGCACTGTTGCTGGAATGCTTGCTCGCGCTGATGTAGATGCTGAGGTTGTAGTCAGGGCTTCTGAGCCAGAGGCTCCTGTTCGTACTGATGTTGTGCCTATTGAGTTTCCCCCGCGTATGACTGAGGCCGAAGCGATGGCCAAGGCTGATCGTGTCGTAAAGCAAACTCGTGAGATGTATGGTGTTACTGGCGGTCGCGTTACATACGAAACTGCGGTTCGCCAGCTCGTAACGGATCAAAGTGTAAATGTTGCAATAGTTTTGCCTAAAGCTGTTAAAAGGCCGCAAACCCTAAGCGATTTCATTCGCGCTCGTGGTGGTATAAATGACCAAGATCCAGTGTTTAGGGGTGAATTTAAAAATATTGGCTATGGCGCTAGGGCTGGTTATTTCAATAGCTCAGGCAACATGGTTAATGGCATCAGCAACTCAAAGACAGATACTAATGCTGATGGCATGGCTGAGATGGCATTTGAGGCTGGGTTTCTGCCAGAAAGAAATGCAAATGCTTTAATAGAAGCGGTTAAAGAGGAAAGCAGAGGAAACTTTGTGTTTGCTCGTGAGGACATGGATCAAGCAGAGGCTTGGCGCGCATACCATAAGAGCAAAGATGATCGTGAGAGAGAGCTTTCTCATCGCTCGGACATACGCGCAGAGCTTGAGGCCTTGGGCGCTCGTGACATTACCGATGAAGAGATTGCGCTTATTTCGCAAGAAATGGCTCAGAACGATATAGATGTAATGCCAGCATTTGAAAGCGTGACCGGTCGAGTGATGGATACGCAAGCAGAAATGGCCGCGCGTCACGGGCTTGATATTCACAACGATCCTCTTGCTGACTTCGATGCTGCTGCACGTTTTGATCGTGTAGGTGATGACATTGAACTTGATGAGCCAATCGCGCAAGAAGAGGCAATCATTGCTCAGATGCGTCAGGATGGTGAGCTTACACCAGATCAGATCAAGCAGCTCGATGAGATAGAACAAATAGATGCTCAGGCCCAGGCGTATGTTGAGGTCACTGAAGCTGTAACCGTTTGCGTGGCGAGGTCATAATGGCAGATTGTTTAAAGATTGCTGATGAAGCCAACAAAGGCCGGTTGAGCGATGATGGGCTTGATGAGATCCTGACAGAGCTAAACGCTGAGAAGAAGGCTCGGCAAGCTGCTGGTGCTTTGGATCAGATCGAATCTGCTATCTTTGAGCGTGGATTGCTGATTGCAAAAGAGGCAGAGATTGCCAAGAAGATCGAAAAGCGCAATCGGTACATGAATATTCTCAAAGAGCAGAAGCTAATGGCTCTAGCAGAACGCGCTGATGAAATGACCGGCGACCCATCTCTCGGCCTAGAGGCTGCTCTTGTTGGTGTGAATGCGCCGTTTGAGGGGGCTGCTCGATCCGTTGACTCAATAACTGGTGCGCTTGTAAATTCATACGCTGGCGGCATGATTGCGGATCTAAAAAAAGCTGGCCTGCTTACAAAGTTTAATAATATGAAGGGCGACTTCGAGCGCCAGGTTGCTAATGTTCTTGGCGATCTTAACCTTAAAACGCCGGTCGGTGTTGCTGAGGCATCTGCGGATGCTAAGGCAATGGGCAAGATATTGTTTAAATATCAACGCGCCGCTCTTCAGAGGGAGAACCAGGCTGGATCTTACATAATGCTAAAGGAGGGTCGTGTTGTTCGAGCGAGCCACGATCAACGCAGATTGGTTAAGGTTGGGCCAGAGGAATGGAAGAACTACATTCGTGGCAAACTTGACTATGAAAAGATGGGAATAGCTCCTGATCGGATAGAGGGATTTCTTGATAGCGCATATGAGGCAATTACAACGGGCATTCGCAAAGAGGGTGATCGTACTGAGATAAGCCTTGCGTTTAAGGGGCCAGGCAATCTCGCAAAGAAGGAAAGCGCCTCCGGTGTCTTTACCTTTAAAAGCCCAAATGACTGGTACGATTACGACCAGAAGTTTGGCAAGGCTTCCTTGCGTGAATCATTTATGCAAGATATTCAGTCTTCTGCTCGCGCTACTGCTCTCATGGAAGTTCTTGGCACTAACCCTGAAGCAATGGTTGAGCGTGTTCAGAAGCGTCTTATGGAAAAGTATCGGGGCGATCCAAAGAAGCTAAGCAGAATTAAACGTGAAACTGCTGCTATAAATTTTGACGCAGCTCTTGCTGAAGTAACTGGAGATGTGAACATTGGCTCACATACTCCGCTTGCACGTTATATGCACTTCTATCGCTCTATTCA